TACCCAAGATCATGTTGATAACTATAATCAGGCGTTGAGTGCGGTCAGCAGTATGGCTCAGATCTCTGGCGCGTTCTTTGCAGCAAGTCAAAACACAGCTCTTACTAACAGCATTGATACATACGTTGCTGACAATAACATTGTAATTGGCGAGTACACATCTGTTGATTTTGTATTCGACACTAACGAGTACATCATTACTTGGGGTGACCAAGGTGAAGGTACAGGCTGGACGCAGTACACAACTTCAAACAATAAAACCGCAGACGAGTTGTACGATCATGCTCAGAATTTATATGGCAATCCGTAAATGGAAGACGTTGAGATCAAAGCTGGTGGGTTTGTCTTTAGAGGCTGGTATATTGCTGCTGCTTTGCCTGTTTTATCTGGGCTTAGTGGTGGCATTTACTATGGCTATGATGCGATTTCTAGGTTCAATGGACTAGAGGAATCTGTAACTGAAGTTCTTGATGCGACTTCACGCATACAGGCAATAGAGCAGACGCTTGTGCAGAACAATGTTGATGGCCTCAACACGCAGCTCACTCAGATCAGCACTCAGATGACCAACATCCTTGAGCAACAGCGCACGTTGATGGACCTGAGGTCAATGGTTGAGAAGTCAACAACAGTAACAGATGGCATTGGCAATAAGCTCGATACATACGAGATTGAAATAGAAGATCTGTGGTCAGCGTTTGATGACTTAGTTAAGAACCCAATCCGATAGGAGTAAACCTTATGGAAGAATACGATCTCAACGGTAATGGAAAGTTAGATCCAGAAGAACGTGCTATCATGTTGGAGGATCGTCGTCGCAAGATGGAAGATGCAGACGCCAAGCGTGATGCTCAACGTAAGATGGCATGGTTTTCTTTGACCGGGATGTTGGTCTTTCCATTTGGTGTAGTGCTGACTGAGTATATGTTGCTTCCTCAAGCAAGCGAAATGCTAGCAAGCATGAGTAATATTTATTATGTTTCAATCGCTGCTATCGTTGCTGCTTACTATGGCTTTACTAACATGGGGTCAGGCAAGTGATCGGTATATTAAGTAGCGTTGCTGGGTTAGCTACCAGTTACCTTGACAGCAAGGCTGTTGTTAAGAAGGCAGAAGCAGAAACTAAGATGAAGATTGCTACTGGCGAGATTAGCTGGGAGCAAGCTGCTATACAGGCAAGCAACAATTCTTGGAAGGATGAGGCTTGGACCGTGGCTTTCATAGCCATAATGGTATGTTCGTTTGTACCTCCGCTCCAGCCCTATATGAAGGAGGGCTTCGCTAATATATCAGCTGCACCTGAGTGGTTTCAGTGGGCATGTTTCAGCTCCATTGCTGCCAGCTTTGGTATTCGTACAATGAAAGGATTTAGGAAATGAGTTACAAGTTAGGTAAGCGTAGTCTCGAAAGATTAGATGGCGTTGATGAGCGCATGGTTGCTGTTGTTAAGTACGCAATCAATGTGACTAAGCAGGACTTCTCTGTGATCTGTGGGCTGCGCACGATCGAGGAGCAGAAAGCTCTTGTTGCCAAGGGTGCTAGTCAGACAATGAAGTCAAAGCATATTGATGGCTTGGCTGTAGATCTCATGGCTTACGTTGATGGCGGCAGATGGGAACTCAATCTCTATGACGAGATTGCTGACGCTATGGCGGAGGGCGCCCGTGCTGTTGATGTCCCTATTCGTTGGGGTGCAGCTTGGTCTGTATCGAACATTGCTCAGTACCCAGAGGGCGATATGGAACATGCAATGAATAGTTATATTGATTTGCGTAGATCTCAGGGTCGCAGACCATTTATTGATGGACCTCACTTTGAGTTGGTAGTATAAAGTTTCAGTGGGTGGCTATCATCGTAAAGTAAAATCGACTTACCACGGGGTAAGGTGGTTGTTTAGCCTAGGATGACGTTGCTACCGCAAAGCGCCAACTTTAAATTATCAACGGCCACCCACACGATTACTTCTTACTATAATGATACACACTGTTCCGTTTGTTTCGGCCTACTTGCACTCGTTCTCTAGCAAGCACTCCGTCCCGGTACATGAGGTCTAGCATCTGGCTAGTTATACGGAGACCCATCTTAGTTTCTCTGTTAATATCTTCAGCTACCCTAGTGTGTTTCTTATTAAAGCAAGCCATTATCATCTGGCGTCTAGCCACAGATCTTTCTCGTTGCTTTCTAATTGCAGCATTGGCTGCGTTCTCTGGTGTGTATTTTTTCTTCTCAGGAAATGGTGGCCTCATCTTTAAATCAATTAGCTTTTGTTCAAAGCTGCGCCACGTTTCTGCATAAAGACGCTCATACTTTTCTGCCCTTGGCATCTCGCTGTTGTAGATCTCGTTGATTACTTTTGCGCTATCTCGATTAGTGCTTTTATCTCTTCGAGTTCTTGCTTTAGGTTGTATCGTTGCTTGCTGTCCGCTAACAATATCATGGTTTTCAGCAGACGCTTGGCTCTGTCCAAAGCTATTCTTCCTTCGTTGCTCATTTGCTTTCCTCTTTCCGCAGACAAACTTAATTCCATATTCTCTGCTTAATGCTAGTACCTGTCTGTATGGTATATCAAGCAGAGTAGATGTTTGTCGTATGGTCAGCCCCATCTCTGCTGCGTTGATACACTTGCTTAAACTTAATCTTGCTTTCTGCATGTGCGCCTCTTGTTAGATAAAAAAAGGGACAGCCCGAAGGCTGCCCAGTTACAGGAGAACACCTCCTTTCTAGAACGGTATGTCATCACCTTGCAAGGGGTCAGTTGCTGGTGCTGCTGCACCGCCTGACATCTTGTCGCTTACTTGGAACGACATATAAGGTTTACCATCCTTCATCTTTTTCCATCCGGCAAGACGTTTTGTGTCACCAAGCGGACCGCTGTAGTCAGGCGCTGATTCATTGCCCTTCTTATCGTTGTCGAAGAACACGCCAATCTTTTCGTACATCTCAATGATAGGCTTGCCATCACGGGTCTGGTCTTTGACCAGCATAACTTTCTTGTCGTTGCCCTCGACGTTGAGCTTACCCTGCAAGATCATCTGCTGTGTAGGGAACGGCGTGAACGCTGCGCCCCGGTTAGTATCATCGTATGTATCTGCCATGCTTCTGGCTCCTTTGTTTTATCTTAGAGTTCATAAAGTCTTGGACTTTCTGCATTCTCTCAAGATGGTTTCTACCTGCATTGTCTATGCAGGGTTGATTGGGCCTTGCTCCACAGCGAGGACACCAAACTTTCTGTATGGTTTCCTTGGTATATCTACCACTCACCACCACTTCCTTCTTCTGATGTCAGACCTTTGGTCACTTGAACACCGCTGGATTGTTTAGCTGCCATGTTCCCGTCATCATCTTCTGGTGCAAGGCAAGCCATGCCTAGCAAGCCGTAGCGTCTAGCGTAGGTTATAGCGCTGCCTAAGCCCTGCATGTCCTGTTTACTTAAAACAAGGTAAACCCTGCTTGAGAACGCCTCTCCTGAGGTATGAAGTATCTTTGTCTCGACATACATGCCAAGCTCGTCACGACCACAGGGCTGCATAACAACGAACCCGTTCTCTTGGAACACCCTTGACGTAGCGTCAATCACTGCTTCGAGTGAGGCGTAACGGTTCTTGAAGTGTGGGTTGAGGCTGTCTTTCTTCACGGACTCCATTGCTTGCTGCGCTTTGAGCAGCGCTTTGATTGCTGTGTCGCTCATGTTGTTCTCCTTATTTCTTGAGGTCCATTACTTCTATTTGATGGTCAAATCTTTGCGCAGCTACCAAGTCTTTAACACCTTTAAGTAGAGATAAAGCTTCTTGCTCACTAAGCTTCTCGATTACTTTGTAGTTAAGGTTGCAAACCATGACTCCCTCTTCTTCGTAGGCTACAGTTATAATGTTCTTCATATCTTTCTCCTTGTTATGCGGATGGCTCCGCGCTTGTCGCGTTTAGCTGTGAGGTGATCGCAGTAAACCTCACGTTCATTGTCGCCAACCATATCTTTGATTTGTTTTTTGGCTGACTCAAATGCTTTGGCGTCTGCCTCTAGAGTAACGTAAGTGTAGGCTGCGTCATTGAACTGGTTGTCTTGGCTGGCATCTCGCTTGACCATGTTGTCCACCGACACCTTGTCAATGCTAAGTTGTATCGGCTGGTCATTACCAACTGGCTCTTCATTGCGAAGTACGTAACCCCAGAAGTCCGACACCACTGCCCACATAGAATTGAAATACTCTTTGCTTTCACTGACATAGGCTGACTCCCATTTGTTATTGCCAAAGATAACAGAGACATGAGCGCCTTCGCCTTTGGCTAGATGTATATACAGTTGTATTTGTGGCATGTAATACTCAATTACTTTATCCAAAGTATTGTATGAGTTGGTGTGCTTGGCCTCTACGATAGAGCCATTGACCATAGCATCGACAGTACCTTTGACCGGGACTGATTCAATTATCTCTTCAAAAGATTTCTGAAACCCTGTCAGTGTGCAGCCATACTCTTCTGCAAACCAAAGCAGATTAAACTCTTCAGTCTGTATGCCCATCTGCACAGCTATGTTACGAGACAGATCATCAGGCTCAACGCGACCTGTCTTTACCTGCCATAATTCTAGCCAGTTCCCCTGCATTATTTTTACGCAGTCGGAACCACCTATGAAACCCTTACGTTCCATGTTGTTCTCCTTTGTTATTAGGTATTAGCTTACTGCTTATGTGCAGCTTGAGCAATACCAAGTGACGTTACGTCATTCGTACTTGCCGTACTTCTCGAACTGTTCTTCCGATAGGTGCTGGAATTTCTTGAGGCGCTTCTTGGTTTCGCCCTTGAGGTACGGCTCACCGATGGGTTCGCCATTGCGGATACGTTCTGCCATAATCTTATCGCTGTCTAGCACATAGCCAGATCTCTTGTACTCACGGGCCATGACCGGAGAGCTTGCTGCTTTGGAGACATGCGCGTCCCATACAGATGGACGGGCTGCGTCACTGAGCTTGGTCGTTTTGTATGTCATGTTCTCACCTTTGATGGGCTGTAATATTGAGCGACACGAGCGCCGCTAGTTGTCTCGACCATTACCTTGTCGATGTTTACGCCTTCATCTTTAATCTCTTTGATTCGTGCTGCTAATCGAAAGCATCCAAACTTTTGGAGGGCGTCGATTGCTGTGATGCGATACCCTTGCTCAAGGTATTGCTTGATTACTTTGGTTTGGGTTTCCATTGTGTTCTCCTTAGATAAGTTTTTCTGCTGCATAGAGAGCAATCAGTGTGGCTTCTGCTCGACCATCATCTTTTACTCTAGCAAATAAGTGAGCGTATTGTGGAAGACGTTGCGTCACTAGCCCACGGCTCACACCTTTGTCCCTGTTTAAGCCAAAGTATTTCTTCCACACGGCGGGACTGACGTATTGAATAGGCAGCTTGCATGCTGCAATGCCCATCTCTAGCTGTCCGTAGCCTTGTCCAAAGCGGAAGGTACTACTGACACCCTGCCCCGGCATAGCCGAGACACGTTCAACAACAGCGAGGCATGATTCGTCTGCCTCATTGCTTAGTATTCTTAGTAACTCATGTAAGTTAATTAAAGTTTTACCTTTAGGGTTCTTCATCGTTGGCATGTCATAGCACTCGAGCTTGCCTGTCTCTGTCCAGTATAGGCTGACTGCTCCTGTGTATCCGGGATCTATTCCGTATATGAGCATGTCATTCTCCTTACCAATCGGTTGATGGCTTTACGTTTGCTTGGATGCTGTCTTCCCACGCGCCAGCCTGTAGCTTGACGCTAGGTTTTTTAATTCTTTTTTTGTTTGGTTTTGTCTTGGACGTTGGCTCTTGCCACTTGTCGTTGACATAACAACTCATGCAAACGAACCAATGTTTTTCCATGGATCGTCCGCTGTTTGTTTTAAGAACTGCAACATAGAAGTGCGTGGCAATCTTGCATGCTACGCAGATGCAAGCCTTACCTTTCAGTGACTTCGATGTCATAGCCTAGTGCATCCAGCCAGCAGATTAACATGAAGCCAGATGGTATTCGTTTGTGTGTTTCCCATTTGTGAACAAGCGATGATGTGCATCCTATCTTATTAGCCAATCTTTCTTGGCTTAACTTTCGCTTTAATCGCGCGTCTATCAACATGCTTACCATCGGCTCGTAATCTCTTGGTATCTTCACGGGCTTGTTGTATCTCTCGAACTTGTTCAATGGCATAGCTCACCCTCAGTGCAGTGTTGTACCGTACCTCGGTCTCTTCATTGATAGTCCTATAGTAAGTTGATGTCGGTATGTTTGCTCGACTGAAAGCCTTGAGCAGCGGGACGTTTGCCTCCGCTGCTTGCTCTTTTATTATTTGAAGATACGATTTCATGCTGCATTAGTGCAGCAATCTATTCGTTGAAGTCAACATCCTCGACTTCTATTTCTCCATCGCCACCGCAGTTCTCGCATGTCTCTGTCTCACAATAAGGCTCGGGCGCATCGTTGTATGATGTACGCCCGGGCATATATTCTACTTCAATGAAGCCATCACCAGTGCATACGGGGCATGATACTGAGTGCTTGAATACATTCATGAGTACGGTATCTCATCCTCTATAACAGGAGCTACATAGTTAGCCTCCCATGCTGCGGTCCCACGTTTGATAAACTTATCTCTGTCAAACCTTGGGTTCGTTGCCTCGAGTTCATCGGCAATGCTATGAAGATGGGTGGGCCACGGTACAAGTGGCCCAAGTTTATCAGCTAGAAATTCATAGTGCTGTCGTGACATACGCATTGTGTTCTCCTTAG